ACGCCTGCTATTGGAGATAGCCGAGTGGTAAAGCTCGTGGAGCTTCAGGACATCCTGCGGCTCCATCGCCGCCAACTCCTCGTCAGTCGGCGGCTTTAGAACTTCGTGCGGTTCCCAGACTAGCGCCATTGTTAAAGGAAAGCCTAGTTTTCCTTAATGCCGGAAAACGCAGTTAAAGGAAAGCCTAGTTTGCACGTTGTTGAAAAAACCACCTAGTCTTTTCAACACGCCTCCACGGGCATCTTGTAGCCCTTACGCATATTCAACACGGCAGGAAGGACTTGCAGATTGCTTGGTTCGTGGCGTCCGCCTAGGGCTAACGGCACAATGTGGTCTACGTGGTGAGGCACTCCGGTGCACTTGCTGATGCGGGCACAGCACTCGTAAATCTCCTTAATAACCTCAAGATCAGCCTTATCAGTCTGCATCTTGGATCGGCGTACAGCCTGCTCCGCGCACTTAACCCAAGGCTTTCTCCGATAGTAAGCCCGCTTGTTCCTTCGGAAGTTCTCTCGCTGTGATTCTATGTACGCCCGATAGAGCTCCGGGTTTTCCTTGAACTTAATCCTGCGCTTCTCGTTGAGAACCTCTCGATTAGCTCGCTGGTACTGCCTTTGCTTCTCAAGCATCCGCTCCTTGTTCTTAGCCTTCCAAGCCTGCGCTGAAAGTCGGCACTTCTCCAAAACGTCAGCAGTAGCCCAGTACTCTGCCCCACTCTTCTGGTAGCAGATGAAGAAAAGGCCGTCCGCCCTTTGCGTACCGCGTTTAATCTTTTGCTGGCTCAACGGGCTTTGGTTCTACGGAAACGGCAGGTATGTCAATGGAAGACTGTTGCAGCTTGGCTCGGGCTTCTGCAATAGCCTTCATAGCATCTTCAAGACTCGGAGCGGCGGCCTTGTGCTCGACGACGACCTTGTTCTCGCCAATCACGGCCATATATTTATCCATACTGATGCCCCAAGGAATAGCCAAATCCCGGATGTTGGTCCGCGCCAACTGCTCAGGGTCTTCCGCCAACTGCCGCATCTTCTCCTTCTGCAAGAGTCTCAGACCCTCCGCTATCTCCAGCGCATCCTGAGCCAACTCCCGCCGCCTATCCTCCAAGACCATCTGATGTCGTGCCTTTAGCCGACTAATGGTCTCCCACTTCATCCCCAGCTCCTCCCTGATCTTCCCAAAGGAGCACCCCTCAGCCAACATCTCCAAAGCCTTCACCGCCTTAGCCGGATCCCGCCTTTCCAAGTAGTTCCCCTCAGCCTCCCCAAACTTAGCAATCTCCACCGCCATCTCACTAACAGGCTTTCTAGCCCGTTTAGCGCGTTCCTTGGTCATAAGGCTATGCTGGTATAGGCCGAGCCCTAAGATCAAGCCTAATCGCACAAGGCGGCTTTTAGGGACATATTGGGAATTTTTTAAAAGGGGTTAGTGGAGCAATCCCAATTTACCCACCACCCCCCCTCGCGACCCCCTCCCCCCCTAGGGGAAACACCCCAGTCACAGATGGGAGGGGTCCGGACCGGGCGCGGGGGCGTGCGTGGTTAAGGAGTGAAAGGGTTGCGCCAGCCGAGCCGCTCCCTGTCTCGCCTGTCTCTCCCTGTCTCCCTGTCTCACTCTGGCCGCCACTCTGTCCTTCCCTGTCTTCCTTGTCCTCTCTGCCTCTCCTTTGCTTTTAAAGGGAATGTTTCCTTTGCCTAGGGGTGCCGGGATTCAATTGCGTAAAACTACGTATTGAAACGCAAGGGGTGATTGTGTTACTGTTTCGCCGCGCTCGAGACACTCGAGCCAAACATAAATAAAACAAATGACCACAAAGACCCAACGTCGCCCAAGCCCGGAAGCGATTGAAAAAATGCAAAGGATTTACCAAGCCAAGGGCGCACGCCCGGCAGCGTTTTCCGTATTGCGCGGAGCCTGCACCCTTGCGACCGGAGGCTTGCTTAGCCTTTCGGATTTGCCGGACCTGCCGTGCGTCATGAATGCGGCGGATGAAATTGAAGACATATTCTCCGCGGGCGTCACCGCGGAAACGCTGGCCGAAGCTCGCGGGCAAGCAGACGAAGCCGTGGCCGAATTGTTGGCCGAAGAGGGTTTCGAGATTGGGGGTGGCGAATGAACCGGGCCGTTATTTCCCGCGTGCTTCCCGCTACCGACACCCGAGGCTCCCGAGTTGCGTGCGTTTTTATGTCTCCGGGGGAAACGGTGCCGCGCAAGGTCTTCCCTTGGAATTATGCGTACTCCGCGCCGGAAAACCACGCGCTCGCGGTTCGTTTGTTCCTGAATCTTCAAAAAGAGCATTTTGGGGTGTCGGATTCGGCGCCGTTAGGTCTCGGGAAATACGTGCACGTAGTCCGGCAGGTCCGGAGGATTGGGGGTGCCGCGTGAGCACGTGGGCACACTTGACGCTGAAAAGCGCCAACGCTAAAACGGGCCCCATTCCGGTCTCGACTACGGAACCGGATTCTTGCCCGCCGTCTTGCCCGTTCCGTGATGCCGGGTGCTATGCCAAAAGCGGCCCGCTTGCCTTGCACTGGCGGAAGCTGGCGGAACGCGAACGCGGAATGCCGTGGGGCGAATTCTGCATTGCCATTGCCAGCTTGCCAGCCGGGCAGCTCTGGAGATTAAACCAAGCCGGAGACCTACCCGGAAGGGGCGAAGAGGTTAACCTTTCAGAACTTCGGCAGCTACTCCGGGCAAACAAAGGGAAACGAGGGTTTTCCTATTCTCACAAACGGAGCCCGGAAGCCCTTGCGGCGATTCGCGAGGCAAACGCGGAGGGTTTGACCGTTAACCTATCCGGGAATTCCCTCGCCGACGCTGACGCCCTCGCGGAGACCGGAGCCGGGCCCGTGGTTTGCGTGCTGCCCGCGAACCAAACCGAGAACACCCGGACGCCCGCAGGACGAAAAGTTGTCATTTGCCCGGCTACGCAACGCGAAGGGGTGTCTTGCGCCACTTGCCAGCTTTGCGCGAGGGGCAACCGTTCCGTTATCGTCGGGTTTCCCGCGCACGGCACCGGGGCGAAGCGCGCAAGCGCCATTGCGGGGGGTGCATCGTGAAAAAGGGCGATTTCATCGTGACCGCCGTTTGGTTGATCGTTTGCGCGGGCTTCTTGTTCTACGGAATCGGGCTGGCCTTGCTAGGTTAACTTAGCCTTTCCCAATTCGGGCACCCCTTTGCCGGGGGTGCCTTTTTTGCGTCCGGGTCCCGGGAGCGGGTGCGCTTGCTTTGGCTCCGGACCTTGCCTTGCGCGTTCCCTTGCGTTTTGCGGGGCGCGGGGAACGCAGGGAGTGTCACGATAGCCACAATGGGTCAAAGTGGCTAGAAACGCAAGCAAACGCCATTTCTGGCGATTTCTGAAACTGGGGAATTTTCCCCAATTCCGAGCTTAGGGTGTTTCCCTCAGTAACATCTGTTACTAGGGTGTTCTCCTCATCCCAAACGGTACTAGGGTGTTTCCCCTACGTAGTCCTACGTAGTGCCCTGTACGTACTCCTGCGCGGGGAAGGGGCTTGCCGGGCGCGCGCCTATTAGGGAAAACCGCCTTAAAGGACGAATCCCCCCTTAAAGCGCAAATCCCCTTAAAGGGCAAATCCGCCTTAAAGGGTGAATCCCCCGCATTTATGACCGAATCCCAGCTCCTCATCCTGTTCCTTGCTATCGTCCAGATGGAATCCAGCGGCGACCTGAACGCCCGCAACGGGTCCGCCGTAGGCCCGGCTCAAATCCAGCCTGCCGTGGTTAAGGACATTCAAAGCTGGGGCCACAAAGTCTCCTTAAAGGACCGATCCTCGCTCGACGGGTCCTTCCGCCTGTTCAAAATCTACACGGACAGGTGGGTTGCGCGGCACAAGCTACCCGACACGCCGCAGACCCGGGCGAACATCTGGAGGCACGGGCCTAATTCCCAGTACGCCTTAAAGGGCCAATCCTCCAAATACGCCTTAAAGGTCGAGTCAATGGTGAATGATCCAAGTCTCGGTTGGGCTCACCCTAACAGCCGTAAATGGCTGGCTGACCGAGGGAAGCGTGACCTGAGACGCTAGGGTGATGGCGACTTTCTTGGCGGGGATTCCGTTTAAAACCTTCACTCTCTTCGGACTTTCTTCGAACATATCTAGCTGGTCTTCAGAGGTTTGCACGCTTAAAGGCAAAATCCCACATCTAAAGCTTGATGTCAACCGTCTGTATGGTAAGGTCTCGTTATCAGGTGTGTGCCTGAG